ATCCCGCTCAACCTCGCTTGAGGCAATCCGGTCGTTGAGCTTGGCGACCATCACGGCCTCGATCGCGGGCAACAATTCGGCCACCGCCACGCCCGGCACGCCGAGCGCCTGTGCCAATGCCAACGCCGCGCCCAAGTCCCAGCCGATGATCCCGCCCGAAGGGGTCACGCGCAGTTGCCCTCCAAGACGGCCCACCAGGTCCCAGACCTGCACGCCCTCAAGGGTCTGTGGCGCGTTCAGCCTTTGCGGGCAGTCCGGGCAGACGCCCTGGCATGCTTGGCAATATCCGTCGCCCCCGCCGAAGATCCATTCGGCAAGGGCGGTGAGGCGTTTTTTTCCTGTTCCAGCAGCAGGCCCTTCGCCACATAGCCGGTCTGGAACGCCTCGAAGAGGGGCCAGAGGTCGAGAAGCGCATCGATGGCCTCCGGGCTGACGGGGATGACATTGCCCTCGGCATCGCCCACACCCTCCCAGTCGAGGACGGCGTTGCGGGCCAGAGTTTTCGCAAACGCCAGCGCGCTTTCCTCGCCGCTGGCATCCTCCGGCAAGGCCTGCACGGCCGGGTCATTGCGCGCCGCCACCATCAGCGCCGTGGTCAGGGGGCGCAGTTTCACCCGCACCCCATGGCCAAGATCCAGCCACGTCGGTTCATTGGAAAGATCGAGTTTCAGCATGGTCAATAACTGCTCACCTGGTTCTTGAGGACGACCGTGCACATCTGCCCGGCCACGGAGTCGTATGCCGCCTGCCAGTCGAAACTGGCCTGGATGCCCTGCGGTCCCTGGATTTCCACCCGGGGTCGCGGCAGGTAGACCGCGTGCGCGGTGATGGTCAGGCTGACATTGGCGGAGATAGTCCAGGAGAACTCCAAAGACGCGGAACTGCCATTCAGCGCCTGATCCATCAGCGTGGTGTCGGCGAAGCGCACATCGATCTTGCCAGTCAGCGCGGCAATGGAGGGATCGGCCCCGTCGATGCGCCCGTCCGAGCGGATGGTCTCGATCCGTTCGACATTGTTGGAATAGGTCAGGTCGGCCGAGACGATGTTGCCAAGGGCGGTGCCATTACGCTTGATTGCCCCGTTGAAATGGCCGAAGCGCTGCAGGGCGTAGGCCGTCGGTGTTCCGGCTGCCGTGGCGGTGGCTACATTCTCGCCCTGCGCGATCAGCTGCACGTCCGCCGTCAACAGGCCGGAGCGCTGCATGGCGATGCTGAACTGATCCAGAACACAACCGGTATACATGGCAAAGCGCGGGATCTCGGGCATGGCCACCTCGATCGCCATGCTCGGCAGGTTCCAGGACCCGGACCTGAAGGTATGCGTCTTGTTGGTGGTGCCAGTGGTGGTCGGGTTGCCGAAGGCCGCCTTCAGCCAGAAACCGAAGGCCTCGGCATCGAGCGGCACCTTGATGTCGCCATCCGCCGTCACTGCATCCTTGATCGGGGCCAGCGGATCGCGGCCATATCCAAGAAGCTCAGATGCCAGCAGGGGCTGTTCCGCCCCCAGCGAGGCACTGGCAAAGGGCATCTGCATGAAGCCGGATGCCGGCGCGGTGCCATAGGTGGTTTCAAACGCGGCCGCCAGCTGCGACCGCGCGCCTTGTGCGCGGGGCATTGTTCAGTCCTTTCGGTTATGGGGGGTTCAGACCAAGGGATCGGCCGTGGTGTAGTGCAGGATTACCGGCACGACCGCGGCCTTCAGGCTCGCCGCGCCCTCGACGGGCAGATCGACCGGCCGCGGCGCTTCGGCTTCGACCCAGTCGCAGAGCCCGCCCAACGTGCGGTCGGCGGCGAGCGCGGCACCGATGGCGGAGGTCAGCGCATCAAACGCCGCATCGCGGTCGGCAGGTGTCTTGCCTTGCACGACGATTTCCAGCTCCGCCCGGTGTTCATAGTGGTAGCGCACCGGCGACAGCGTCACCTCGGGCTCCCCCGGCTCGCCGTCGCGCAGGATCACGAGCCCGCCCGCCGGAACCCGCTCGGGCAGCACCTCGCCACGCAGGATGGTGGCGGGCACGGTATGCAGCACGGCCAGCAGTGCCTGCAGGATGGATTCGCGGGGGGTGGGCATGGTGGTTTCAGAGAATCCCAATCAAGATGCGAGCGTTCACGGGCGCCCCTTTCGGGAAAGAATGATCGTGCAGGCCCGGGTCAGTCCCTGTCAGTAGCTTCCCTGCAGATCGGGGCGATCCATTTCCAGATTTCATCGACGACGGAATGGAAAGGCACTGCCTCAAGATCTGTCGCTTCAGAATATGCGGCCCATTGCGCCGCCTTTTCCGGGTCTTGCGAGAATTCCGTCGAAAGCCCCGGCGGGCGCGCCACCGGCAACTCGGTGTTGCGCCGCTCGAACGTCTTTCGCAGCGCGCCCTGCAATCTTTCCCGGTCAATCGGCACCGATTTCGGCAGCGACCAGAGGTCGTAATAGTCCTTCATCCTGCTGTTCGCGATGCCCAGCGCAACGACCGCCTGAAACTTTTCGGCAATGACCGTTTCCGGCGAATAGGCACGGATATTGGCCGCCGGAAAATCCAGCAACGATTGATAGTCGATCCGGTAGCCCGGCTCCTCGAGCGCGTCCCCGAAGCCGATGTCGACGGTTATCGGAATCCTGGTCGTGCCCAGGCGCGCCACGGTTTTCAGGCGCATCCCGCCGTAGACCTGGTCATCCCGGATCGGTGCCGCTGCGAGGTTGGTCGTGTCGAACACGAGCCCGTCGCCCGCTTCGATCGACAGGATGGCCTCGAACGCCTCCCGGAGGTTGGCCTCGTCGTCATCGCCGAAGCCGAGGAAATCCACGTCCCGGGTAAACCGCCCCGGGTCTTCCGTCCACAGGGTCACCAGCATGCCGCCCTTGAGCACAAACCGGTCGCGGTATTCCGATATGGAGAGCCGATAGATCAGTCGCTCAAGCCCGAAGGCAACGAGAACCACGTCGAACACCTGCCGTTCCCGTCGCGCGAGGTCGAGCAGGCGCTGGCGCACCGAAGCGGCGATGTTCCTTCGGCGTTCACCCATGCGAGGTCAGCGCCTCGAGATAGGGCTTCATCTGGTTCCAGGCACCGTACCGCCGGGCGGTTTGAGCGATCTCGCCCGGCGTGGCCTTGCGGCTTTCAAGCGCCGCCCTGAGACATTCGATCGCCACCGAGCGGTCGAGCAGCTTCCGGTTCCGGAACGCGTCGGCCAGCGATTTCGGGACCGAATAGATGCGCACCGGCGTTCCGCCGATGTCGTGGGTTTCGATGCCTTGGGAATGATACGGCTCGCTGAACCGCACCACCCTGACCGGCGGGTTGTCGATCCGGGGTTCCCAGTCCTTCGCGCCGATCGCGATCCAGACCTTCCGGGGGATCTGGTCGGTCAGGCCATGAAACGACAGCGCGGAGGCCAGGCAGATGACGGCCCTGGGCGCGCGCCTGGCAATCTCGGCAAGGGCTGCGTGGGTGTCGGGCTCGGTATCGGGAAGCTGGTAGAGACCACGACCGATACGGATCACCTCACCCTCGGCGACAGCCCGGGCGATGGCGGTCGCCGAAACGCCGGCGCCCTGCAGGTCCCGCGCGCGGGCCGGCGAATGCGCCTTCAGATGGGCAAGCAGTTTCTCGCGCTGTGTGTTTCTCGCGGCGGACAATGTTACAAAACCTAGGATGATTCCATGTTTGATCCAAGGTTCTGTAACATTTCATCCTCGCGCCATCCAGCCTGCAAACGGCTGGCCTGGGCAGTTACCTGTCATCCCTCCATTTCTCCACCACCAGCCGCGGCACTTTACCGGCCACCCTCTCTGCATCCCGCGCCAGATCGAGCCGCTTTCGCAGCCTGACCTGCGGCACCAGCAGGAAGATCGGCACCGTGGCGCGTCCGCGGCCGGTTTTCGAGCGCGAGGCCACACCGAACCCGCGGCTGTTCAGCCGCCCGTCGGCCACCAGCATGGATGGCCCTCGGCGGCGATAGACGAAGCGCAACCGCATCCCCCGCCGCCTTTCCCATTCGGCCGGCGTCAGGCGCGCCCCGCCACGCCCCTTGCCGGCGGCGGGCAGCGGGATCGCCAGCCAGAAGCCCGCCTTCGAACGGATAAGCACGCCTCGGTCATGCGCGCCGACGATCTCGGGGGCGTTCGACCAGACGAATGCCGCCGCATCCAGGCTGTCGCCCTGCTTGGGATAGGTCCGGTTGCGGATGGTGCGCGGCAGGCGGTGACCGAGACCGGCGCCGGTGATCTGCCGGCGCCAGGCCTGTTTCAGCTCACCCCCGGCCTGCGCCATCGCCGCCTTCACGGCACGCTCGCCGGCCTTCACCTCGGCCTGCAGCATGGCGACCAAGTCAGGCTCGAAGTCGACCTTGAGTTTCATCTGACCTCATTCATGGCATTCAGGCGGTGTCGCTCAGACCGAAGATGTCTATTGCCACGCGTGCGAACCGATACGGCTCAAGTTGAGGGAGCCGTGCCCTGGAAAGGTTCAGGCCGTATTCGGGCTTGCTGGCTTTTCCTTCATAGTCTCGATTGACGAAGAGTTTGTCCGGTTGCGCCCACCGTGATGCCGGGATGAGATACTGG